ACCAGACAGATTGATACCACCTTCGCTGCCGGACTGCTTTCGGCTGTGATGAGTAACTATGGGCTAAATGTTAAAAAGGCTACTGAGAATAAAAAGATGAAAGGTAAGATTAATATAGTAGATAACAAAGATTCAAAAGCGGGTATTTCCAACACATGATTAAAAAATTACTGCCATTTCTTTTCTTTTTTACACCCACTGCAACCTATGCAGATATTACTTCGACAATAACATCTTCAGTAAAACTTGAAGTTGCAGCACCAGGAACGACTGCTGATCGTATTGGTAACTCATATAGTGTTTCTGGTACAGGTGTAAATACTACAGACGGTACTACTGCTGGTAGTGTTGGTGGATTAGGTGCAGCGACAAATGGTGTAAATGCTTATACACCGATTACAGCAAGTCAGCTAACAGACGGAGAGAGCTTCAGTTATACAGTCTCACATACGACAGGTGATACTATAGGAACTTCTTTAACTACTGGTGAGGTAAGTGCTTTTGGTGATCTTACAAGTACTTCGGGAGGTACTGCAACGAATTTAGCTGGTACTGTAGATAATCATGTTATTAGTATTACGGCAGGTAGTGCTGGTACTACAGCTACAGGACAATATGTAACTTCTGTAACGGTAGACTAATGAGTTATGAAAAAGGTTTTACTACTGTTTTGTTTATATGTTTTACCATCTAATGCAAACATTGTTCCTTCATTTACAACAGGTACGATGTCATCTACAACAAACACTACGACTACCATATCAGAAACAATTACAAGCAAAGATTATAAGACAGGTTATGAATATACTGTTACTGGAACAGGTATTGAACATGATGGCGGCAGTATGTCACCCGATGCGACCCAAGTTACAGGTACGGTAGGAGGTCAATCTTATACATGGACAGGAGCAGATATGACAACAAAACCAAATTGGACTCTTACAAATCCAACATCAGGAAATGCTTTCCAATTTACAGAGACATATTCTGGTCCAGGTCTACAGAATGTAACGTCAATAACAAGAGATATAACAACGGAATCCGTTACTACTACTACCTCTGTATTCTCGCAATAGTATTTAGTCCAGTAAAAGTTTTAGCTAATGCTGTAAGCCAAAGTAACAGTGGATCAGTTACTAATCAGAACTGGAATGTAAACAATGGTAGTTTTCATACTAATCAGTATGGAGGAAATATAGTCTGTCAAGGTGCAATGATGACTATTACTCCTTTTAGCACCTTTAATAGTAACTATAGAAAACCTTTTGATCATAGGTATGAGACACCTGTATATGATCAGACTGATATAGTTGGTGATTTCGATGATGATGGTAATGCTATAGGAGATGGTACACCTGATAATCCAGGAGATATTTTATATTATCAACAGAATTATTCTGGTACTAATAAGGATAGTTATGCATTAGGTACAGGTATAACTCTTAACTTTTCTATTCCTTTGGATAGACAGCTAGGTAGGCAATGTAAAGATGCAGCACAGACACAGATAAATATACAGAAACAAAAACTTAAAAACTTAGAGTTAGACTGGCATATGGCAAGATTACGTCACTGTGGAGAGAAGAAGTTGGCTGGTATTCAGTTTACAAAAGACAGTCCATATTACAACATTTGTAAGGATATAGAAGTTGTACCTAAGAAGGGTCAGGTTTTACCTCATCGTCATTCTTTGACTTCCGAGCCGAAGCCTTCTTTATAGCAGTCTTAACAAGGTTTTTGAGCAAATTAACTACCAAAGGAGATGTAGCAGCCGTAATTGCAATAAGGCTAGTGCTGACAAGCAAAGGAGGAGAAGGTATCCAACGGTCAACAAACTTGCTGTCCTCGAATAAGGTAATACAGGTTTTCCCATCATCCGATAACTTATGACCTATAACCTTTTCTAACCTATCTTCTGAAGCATACATACCCACTCTTAAATCTTTGTCACCAGGACATTTTATAAAAAACTCTTCTTTTTTTTTCTCTGGTAATTTAGGTTTTTCTGTTTTTACTTGTGGTGTTGGTTCTTGTCTTCTTTGTTGTGATTGCTGCTTAGTTTCTACTATTTGTATTCTTCTTCTGTCATATAGCATTGGTTCAAAAGAAGGCATTGAACCATAAGGACAGCTAATTACAGTACCTCTTGGATCATCGTTATATAATGCTGTATTCTTTGGAGAGGCATCTCTATGATACTTTACACATCCAGGTAGTTTTAACGATGGTAGAGGGACGTTTAATACTTGATATGGATTATGTACTGGTATATCTATCTGCGGTATTTTTATTTCTGGTATTTCCATTACATAGGTAATGAAGGTCCACTAAACTTTGGTAATTGTTTTGGTATTTCATCTTTCATTTTATTTTGTAAATCACCCATAACTTTATTTTTAAGGTTACGTTCAAACTCAGGACTTTGCATATATTTCACTGCCATGTATGCAAAAACACTCATTGACGAAACCATCAGGAATGAGATAATTGACAAAATATTTGCTATTTTTGAGAACATGATAAAAGAAATTGTAAGTAAGTTAACAGCACCACTTACGTTTGCGGTGCTGTTTCTTCTTGTTGGGTTGATGCCTCTGTATCTGATGGCAGCGATGATTCGTTCTTCTGTTGCTCCTCAGCAATCTGACGTTCGACCTCCATCATTGCACCAGTAAACTGGTTATAAGAAACAGACAGTTGATTTCTTTCAAGGCTTAACTGTGTAAGCCTTTGTTGTAGTTCTTCTAATCTAGTCATAAGTTAAGAATAGATTTTTTTACCATCAGTAATTGCTTTATCTATATCTGTAAAAGATTCTGATGTCCAGATAGAAGTTGTTTCATCAAGCTTTTTATAGCCCTTGATAATTTCAAGATGCTCTACATTACGCTTGATCTTGTCCTTGTAATCATCATCAGTTTCATCTGATGTCTTGGCAGTGTTGATGACAGTTACACTATCACCAGCAGCAGAGAAGATTGCTGCGATTTCATCTGCGGTTCTTTCTTCCATAATTAGAAATAGATTTGTTTACAGTTTACCCTGCTTCGAGGGCTGTGACTTTTGCTGATAATTCTTTAATTGCATTTACAAGTATTGGCACAAGTCGATCATAATGCATCCCATAATTACCATCATTATTTTCATTTACAAGAAGCATGTCATTTTTATTATTTGCAAAACCATGTTCTTTTTCAATTTGTAGTTCTTCTTGGGCTATAAATCCAAGATGTAATTTTTCTTCTTTCTTACTTCCATCAGGTACACCATCTGCATAATTTGACCTCATATCCCATCTATAAGTTATAGGACGTAATTTTTCTACCCAAGAAAGCCCATATTTAAAATCATTTACATCAGTTTTATCCCTTAAATCAGAAGTTTGTATTGTAGAAACTTTGCAAAATAAGTTTGTAATACTATCATTACCTAAGCAAACTTGATTACTTGCTGTTGTTATTTCACCAGAAGGAGAACCACTTCTACCAGCACGCTGACCTAACAATAAATTATTTGAACCTGTAGAAAGTTGTTCTCCTGCAGACCTGCCTATACAAGTATTTAATGTTCCGCTTGATATGTCTCTTCCAGATTCTTTTCCAACACTAGTATTATCACCTCCAGTAACAGTTGCGTTACCCATAGAAGAATAACCAATAGCAGTATTAGAACTTGCAGTTGTGTTGCCATCTAACGCTAAAGAACCGATAGCTACGTTATTAGCTCCAGTTGTGTTTACTTGCAAAGCATGAAATCCTGCAGCAGTATTATCACTGGCAGTTGTGTTAGCGATAAGAGCATCTCTTCCGACTGATACATTGTTAGCCCCAGTTGTTGTATTACGTAAAGCAGCAGTACCAATAGCAGTATTAAATCCTCCTGTCGTTGTATTTCCAAGTGCTGTATAACCGACAGCCGTGTTTTCATTTGCTGTAGTATTAGCATCTAAAGCTAAAGAACCTACAGCTACGTTTTTTTCTCCTGTTGTGTTTAACACTAAAGCACTTGATCCTACGGCTACGTTCTGCGTTCCAGTTGTGTTTTGGTTTAAAGCTTGCCTTCCAACAGCAGTATTGTTACTTGCTGTAGTGTTAGAAAATAAAGCAGATTTACCAACAGCAGTGTTAAATTCTCCTGTTGTATTACTTCCTAATGCACTTTTTCCTATTGCAGTATTTTCATCTCCTGTAGTATTAGCATCTAAAGATAAAGCTCCGACAGCTACGCACTCTGATCCAGTTGTGTTTGCTAGTAAAGACTGATAACCAACAGCAGTATTATCAGATGCGGTTGTGTTGTTAAACAATGCTGCATAACCAACTGAAGTATTATTCGCACCAGTTGAGTTAGTGCCTAACGAACTAGTTCCTATAGCAGTATTTTTGTCTGCTGTGGTATTGGCATCTAAAGCATTAGCACCAATGGCTACGTTCTGATCTCCAGTTGTGTTTGCAAATAAAGCTGAAAGACCTACGGCTGTGTTATTTGCTCCAGTTGTGTTTAATTTTAAAGCTTCTTTACCGACAGCAGTGTTGTTAGATGCTGTGTTTGTAAATAAAGCTGCACGACCTACAGCAGTGTTACTCGCCCCTGATGCGTTACTTGATAAAGCAACATAACCAATCGCTGTATTTGTATTTCCTGTAGTGTTAGCGTCCAAAGCAAAAGCTCCTACAGATACATTCTCTGTTCCAGTTGTATTTGCAAACAAAGCTGCTTGACCAATAGCAGTGTTGTTTGATGCTGTAGTACTTGAACCTAAAGCTGCATTACCAACAGCAGTATTTGAACTGGCTGTAGTATTAGCATCTAAAGCGTTTGCACCTACCGCTACGTTTTCAGTTCCAGTTGTATTTGCTTTTAACGCTTCATATCCAAGAGCAGTATTATTTGATGCAGTTGTATTATTTTCTAAAGAATTATGACCGACAGTAGTATTAAATGATCCTGTGGTATTAAGTCTTAACGCATCTCTACCCATTGCAGTATTTCTTTGACCTGTACTATTTGTGAACATAGATAGATAACCAACTGCTGTGTTATCTTCTCCAGTTGTGTTGCTTCCTAAAGCATCAGCACCCACCCCTGTGTTCTGAACTCCAGACGTATTTGCTGTTAATGCACTTTTACCAATAGCCGTATTCTGTCCACCAGATACAGAAGCATCTAAAGCACTTTCTCCAAAAACAGTGTTACCAGCAACAGAGTTTGCACCTTTACCAACAGTAATTGAGTTTATAGTTGCGTCTGCCGTTCCAGTGATAGCTCCTGTTACGTCAAGACCAGCAGCACAGTCAAGGTTTGAAGCAATATCAACATGACCATCAGCATTAATTGTTATTTTATTAGCACCACCTACACCAATACCGACAGTAGATGCAGCATTACTACCACTTTCTCTCA